TATTACGGACATTAAGCTTGAAGAAGCTAAAATTGCCCACAGGCAAAATAGCGTTGAAGGCGCTGCTCCGCAAGTTTCTGTAGCTACTTAGAACAAAAGCTACATCGCTGAAATCGCACTTTCTTTACAGGCTCTCTTGCACTCTACTAAAAAATAACATATAATTTTATTACTATACAAAAATAAAAATTTTAAATGTAGACGCGTATAGTCGACATGCCCCTAGGGACTACATTTATATATTCTAGGAGGAATATAATTATGGCAAACACGACGTTTAATGGACCGGTAAGAGCAGAACAGGGTTTTAAACAAATCTCTAAAAATGCAACAACTGGTGCTATCACAGATCAATTAACTGTTGATTCAAGTGGTAACCTAGCGCAAACAGCTGGGGTTAATAACTTAATAACTGATGTAGAAAACTTAACTGCAGCTACTAAAACAGTAACTGCTGCTGATACAGGAACTACATATTTATTAAACAGAGCTGGTGGTATAGTAGTAACTTTACCAACTGCAGCAGCTGGATTACAATATAAATTTATCATTGGTACAACTTTTACAGGTACCTTTTCAATTGATGCTGCAGCAGCAGTAGATATTTTTACAGCTGCATCTACAATTATCATTTCTGATAAAGATGCACCTGGAACAGTTAGCTTAAAACAGTTTCATGCTGATGGATCTGATGACGATAAAATGGTTATGGACGCTGATACAAAAGGAAGATTTGTAGGTGGTGTTATAGACTGTTTAGGTATCGCAACAGGTGGTCAAGGCAGTGCAACAGCAGTATGGCAAATGAATGGCTTTACTTTTGGAGACGGAAGTTTAGCAACACCATTTGCATAATAACAATTTATGATGGGGCTTCGGCCCCATCTATTAATCTTGATTAAGGAGGGATTATGGCAGACACAGTAACAGGACCAACTATCATGCAAGAAAACGATGTTAGAGTGGTTATCAAATATGTAAATCAATCAGACGGATCAGGTGGAACAACTGTATTTGGAGATGTATCAGCAATGGCAAACAATGCAAATGGTGCTTCTTGCTTACACTTAGTTTTACAAAGAGTATGGTATTCATCACAAGGTGGAGATGGTGGAGATTCTTATGTTCGTATGGATGAAGAAGACAACAACGGTGACATACCCGTTATAGGTTTAACAGGATCAGGCTATTGGGACTTTAGAGAATTTGGTGGATTAAAAACTGACAAATCAGCTAACAGTAATCAAAGTGATGTAAATTTGGTAGTTCCAAGTACAGCAGATGCTGGTAACATGTATACGGTAATAGCAGAATTTAAAAAGTTATATTAGGAGGTAACTTATGGCCAACACAACGTCAGGCACAGTTACTTTTGATAAAACATTTGCTGTTGATGATATTATTACAGAAGCTTACGAACGAATAGGTTTACAGTCTGTTTCGGGTTATCAATTAAAAACTGCAAGAAGATCTTTAAACATTCTTTTTCAAGAATGGGGTAATAGAGGTTTACATTATTGGGAAGTAGCTGAAGCTAATATAGATATAATTGAAGGACAAGCTGAATATACTTTTTACAGAGCAACTGGTGATGGCACAAGTTCTGTTACAAATCCTGCTAATACTTATGGTGTTGCAGATATTCTTGAAGCATCATTAAGGGGTAATAGAACTCAAACAACTCAAGCAGATTCTGGACTAACAAAAATAGCTAGATCAGCTTATGCAGCTTTATCAAGTAAACTTTCTAAAGGAACACCTTCACAATATTTTGTACAAAGATTTATAGATAAAACAACTTTTACTATCTATCCAACAGCAGATTCTTCTAATGCATCTAAAGATATACATTTTTATTATGTAAAAAGAATACAAGATGCAGATTCAACATATACAGATGCAACAGATGTACCTTATAGATTTGTTCCATGTATGGCATCAGGATTAGCTTTTTATTTATCACAAAAATTTGCACCACAATTAGTACAACAAATGAAATTACTTTACGAAGATGAATTAGCAAGAGCTTTAGCAGAAGACGGCTCAGCTTCTAGTTCTTATATAACCCCTAAAACTTATTATCCAAATATATAACTATGGCATACGCATCAGGAAAATACGCAAAAGCAATATCAGACAGATCAGGAATGGAATTTCCATACAATGAAATGGTTAGAGAATGGACTGGTATGTTAGTTCACATATCAGAATTTGAAGAAAAACATCCACAACTACAACCAAGACAACACGGAGGTGATCCACAATCATTATTAAATGCAAGACCCGATAGAACAGAAAATGCTATTGCAACTTTATTAATACCAAATCCTTTTGAAACTATTGCAGCTTCATCAGGAATTATAAATGTATCAGAAAAATCACATGGTAGATCAACAGGTGACACAGTAAGATTTAGAGGATCACCATCTACTGCTGGAACTTTTGCAAACCCTGGATCATTTGATGGTATAACAGGATCAAACGTTGCAAAAGCCGCTGGATATTCTATTACAATTGGCAAAAGAGATTCAAGTGGAAACATTACTAACACAACAGATTTCTACCACTTTACTGTAGACACAGATACTGCTACAAGTGGAAGTGAATCAGGAGGAGGAGAGAATTGCTCGGCAGGTCCGGCAACTCTAACAGCATAATGGCAGGAATAAGTGCATCAGGATTAAAAACACAAATAAGAAGTTACACAGAAGTAGATAGCACTGTGCTGTCAGATTCAGTTATAGAAAATATTATCTTAAATGCACAATATAAAATTTTTAGAGATATACCAATTGATGCAGATAGAAAAACATCTACAGGTAATTTTACAGCGGGAACAGGAACTGTGACTGTGCCAGCAGGAGCAGTGTTTATTAGAGCGGTGCAGGTTTACACTGCAACTGGATCTACTTATACTGGTGCTAATACTTATTTAGAAAAAAAAGATTTAACATATTTAGAAGAATATATTTCAGCAACCACATCTACTGGCACACCAAAATATTATGCTATGCTAGACACTGGAGCAACAGGAGAAAGCTCATCAAACTCTGGATCTATAATTGTATCACCAACACCAAGTGATACATTTGCATATAAAATACACTATAATGCTGTGCCAAGTATATTTGAAAATACTGACACTAATTACATTAGTATGAATTTTCCTAACGGTTTATTATATGCTTGTTTAGCAGAAGCGTATGCTTTTTTAAAAGGACCAATGGACATGTTACAATTATACGACGCAAAATATAAAGAAGAAGCTCAAAAATTTGCGTTAGAACAAACAGGTAGAAGACGAAGAGACGATTACACAGATGGTACAATTAGAACAAAAATTGACTCTGCAACACCGTAAAAATAAATGGAAATTAATTAAGAAAAGAGTATAAGAAATTATGGCATCAACGTTTACAGATCTTGGTATAGAAAAAATGGCAACTGGCGAAAACGCCGGTACATGGGGAGATAAAACTAATACCAATTTAGAAATAGTAGAAAAAGCAATTGCTGGTTATGTAGAGCAAGCAGTAACTAGTGGTGGAACAACAGCATTAACTATTACAGATGGGGACTCTACAGAATCTACATCAGTAGCACGTCACGCAGTTATAAAATTAACAGGTACAATAACAGGTAACTCTATTGTAACTGTACCAGATTCAATTGAAAAAGTTTATATTGTAACTAATGGCACATCAGGTGCTTACACTGTACAATTTAAAACAGCATCAGGAACAGGTATTACTTTTGGTGTATCAGAAAAAACTACACGATTAGTTTACTCTGATGGAACAAATCTTGTAGATGCAGGATTTGGTGGATCTCTTGACATTGAAGGTAGAGAATTAGTTTTAGATGCTGATGGTGATACAACTATTACAGCAGATACAGATGATCAAATAGATATTAAAATAGCAGGCGCTGATGATTTTCAATTTACAGCAAATACTTTTACAGCACAATCAGGTAGTAGTATTGTTGTTCCAGAAAGTGGACTTACTTTTGGAAGCACAGCAATTACATCAACAGCAGCAGAATTAAATTTATTAGACGGAGTTTCTGGATTAGCACAATCAGACTTTACAAAACTAGCGGCAGTTGATTCAACAGCAGCAGAATTAAATATTGTTGATGGTGGTACGTCAGCTACTTCAACAACAGTTGCAGATGCAGATAGAGTTGTATTAAATGATAATGGTACAATGGTACAAGTTGCAGTTACGGATTTAGCTGCATATTTTGATGATGAAATTACAGCAATGCCTAATCTTACATCTGTTGGAACACTTACAACTTTAACAGTTGATAGTATAATTATTAATGGAACTAACATAGGTCATACATCTGATGCAGATGCTTTAGCTATTGAC